TTAATTACCCTTTGCTATATCAATGTTTATAGCGTTTTTGGGGACATTTGGGGACATGGACAAAACGTCCAACGCTTTATCAGTTTCTGAAATCCGTTCTTCTTTTAGCATATGGGCGTAAACTTCTTGAGTGATTGAAGTGTTGGCATGACCTAATCTTTTTGAGATATAGTTGATTGAAACGCCTTTATATAATAAATATGATGCATGAGAATGCCTTAAACCGTGAACACTGAGTTTACTGTAAATATTAAGCGATTTAGTAACTCGCTGTATTCTTTTTAGAGCCGCTTGGTGTGTATGATCGAATATTCTTCCAGAACTCCCAGAATTAAAGATAACTGCGGTTAATTCTTTAGTGATTCTAACATCGCGATATGAGTTTTTGTTTTTTGGCGGCGTAATTTCACGACTAGCAGCTGTGAGAGATTTATCAACATGAATGTTATTAAACGGCGCACTAACATCCTCATAGTTTAGCGCTAAAACCTCGCCTATTCGCATACCAGTCTCTAACGCGATAAGTAATGACAAATTGATTTTGTCGTTGCTGTGGGCATATAAATAGGCTTGTAGTATTTCGAACTCATCTGCGGACAACGCTTTGATTTTTACGTCGCTTTCCAAACCATGGGGTTTAAGTCGAGAAAAGAAGTCGGAAGTTATATAACCGTCATATAAAGCGTCTTTAAGAGAGGCCTTTATTTTTGCAACCAGCAAAGTTAAATAACTCTTTTTGTGAGATTCTCCGTATTCGTCTAACCCGTGTTGGAGTATGGGGTAATTTAGATCTTCTAGCCTTACATTGGTAAATAGTGTGTCGATAATATTCTCAGCTGTGATATAGGCCGTTAAAGTTGACGCTCTAATATCCTTCGATTTATAATTTTTAACCCACATCTTGAAGTAATCAGAAAAGAGCATACTAGAAGCAATGATCTTTTTGTTCTGAAATTTATCCGACTCCATCTGAACAGACCATTCTGTTGCCTCACGCTTGGTATTAAAAGTTTTGCTAACTTTGCGTCGTACACCTTTATCCATGACAGAGACAACTACACGCCATTTCTTGCCACGTTTTTCATAACTTGCCATAAAATAACCTCCTCGAAATTGCCTCTTGTCCAAATGCCACTTGATTGATAAAATAGAGTATACAAATAGCGCACCCGATTAGGGGCGTTGTAGGCTAGACACACCTTACTTCTTGGCGGGAGGGGGTGTGTCTTTTTTTGTTGCAATGGACCTTGTAGAGTCAGAGCCCACAAGTGAAAGCTATTCTACGTTATACGTCTTAGTTCCGAGTTTGCTAAAGTCGGCGTTGCTAAATTCAATGGTTACAGGGTTATTATTTTTTAATGTAAACATCAAAACGGTATTTACTTTTTTACCCGGCAGAAGAGCATTGTTTAAATTATCTTGTTCCGCTTGAAGTGGACTATTACCGTTTTCGTCAAGTGCAAGAGTACCAGTGGTTAAATCTACATTAGAAGTGTCTGTTTTTTGTTTTGCATGTATAACCATATAGAAATTTGACGGGTCTTGTTCTTTTTCGGAATTGTTTAGGATGGTTGTATGCAATACTAACACTTTACTACCTGGTTCAATTCCGTCGAGGACCTCTGATTTATTTAAAGTCATAGTTTCATTGCCAGCATAGAAAATATTATCTTTAAAGAACCAATCGTGATCCGCATCAGTTGGAATCACATTTTTTTCTGCAGTTTTTGCCTTGGTTGTTTTGTTGACTGCTTTTTCAACTTTTGAGCTAGATGACGTCGCTGCTTTATTTTCAGCACCTTTTGAACCGCACGCGGCAAGAGAAACTGCGCATAAACTAACTATAGCTATACCTAAAATCTTTTTCATGATATCCCTCCAAGGATGTTTAATATATGCGCCTCAGCACAATTCGAGTAACGAGGCTTGCACTCGTAAGCCAGCTTGACTGGACTCGATACCTTTAGATTGTTACTGCGTAGACGACTACCTTACCAATAATTTTGACATTATTCATGTTATCGTACAGATAGTTGATGGGTTTGAATCTATCATCTATACTGTCAGGCTTAAAAGTAATAATACCGTTCAAATCGTCATTGTAGAAACGTTTAACGGCCATGCTAGATTCGTCTTGAAACACTACAATATCACCATCGCATAGATCGTAGAAGCTATCATAACGTTTAACAGCTATTAGTGTCCCATCAGGGATAATACGATTCATGGAATCACCATTAACATACGTTATAAAAATATCCTTATCACCAGCATACTTACCCATAATAACGTCTGATAGCTCTATAGTTTTAGTGTTGTCTGGTGTGTAAGAATTAACATAGTCGAGTACACCAGCTGAAAGTCCAGTGTCGTAGAAATTGTATTTGCTAGCTAGCGTAATACGCTTATCTTCCAGATGAGTGATTTTAGAATTTCCAAAATTAGCTAGTTCCTCTGGTGATATACCAAGGCCTTTACATATCTTTAATATATTGTCCATTTTAGCGTTCAAAACTCCACGTTCTAATATGGATCTAAGAGTTGTATAAGGGATATCATTATCAGCTGCGAAAGCACGCAGACTGCCAGATTTAAGTTCTATTAACTCCTTTAATTTATCTTCAATAATCATAGCGTCCCTCCGATAACAGTATTATAACATACGAAAAATCGCATATCAATTAAATAAATAAATTTTTTTTCGATAAAATGCGTTGACAATGGTCGAAAATTCGTATATATTAAATGTGTGCTTAAGACGAGCACAATTTTTTTAAAATCAAGTTACGAAAATTCGTACAAAGGTGGTGATTGATTTGTTAAAAAATTTGGAAAAAGTTCGAAAAGATAAAAATGTGACATTGACTGATATGGCAGATGCGATTAAAGTTCGCTATCAAACTATTTCTGACAAAATTAATGGTGATTCAGATTTTAAATTCAATGAAGCGCTGACTATTCAACAAAAATTCTTTCCAGAATTCGATCTAGTGTACTTGTTTGAAAGGAAGGAACCTCAACCATGTTAAGCAAAGGAGAAAAACAAATGAACAATTTAGAATTATTTAGTTTTGAAGGCAATCGAGTTCGAACCGTTAATAATAACGGAGAAGTTTGGTTTGTTGCTACCGATGTTGCTAAAACATTGGAAATTAAGAATACAACAGATGCGCTAAAACGATTAGATGACGATGAACGGTCTAGATTTAATCTAGGGCGTCAGGGTGAAGCCAATATTATCAGTGAAGCAGGACTATATTCGTTTATTGGCGCAAGTCGTAAATCAGAAGCAAAGAGATTTATGAGATGGGTAAATCACGAAGTCCTACCATCAATTCGAAAGAACGGCGCATATCTTACAGCTGAAAAAGCAGAAGAAATCTTATTAAATCCAGATACGATCATAAATTTGGCACAACAAGTCAAAAATGAACGTCAAGGGCGTTTGATTGCTGAACAACGCGTTAATGAGTTAACACCTAAAGCGACATATTACGATACGGTACTGGCTAATGAAGCACTCGTGTCAATTACAGTTATCGCAAAAGATTACGGTATGTCAGGTGCCAAGATGAATATGTTGCTGCATGATTTGAAAGTCCAATACAAGCAAGGTAAAACATGGCTATTGTATGCCAAATATCAACGCAATGGCTGGACACAATCCGAAACACGGATGGTTCAACGCAAAGACGGCACAGAAAAAGCAGTCCTCAACACTAAATGGACACAAAAAGGCCGGTTAGGGTTGTATGAACTACTTAAATTGAACGGTGTATTACCAACTATTGAACAACAACAAACAGCTTAGGAGGGCAAGTTAGATGATTTTTGATAACGGTGCATCAATTGATGATAAAGAGTTTAAAAAATGCCAATTTCAAATTGTCGATGTCTTGAAGAGATATACAACGGATTTAAAATTGGCAAAATTAATTTTACAGGATATTGATTTAGATGATTTTGCAACGATTAAAGACGACTGACTAAGTCTTCGCTGCTTGTTTTATAAATAGCCCTAGATATATCATCTCCTTTTGTTGGAGACGAATTGAAATGCTGAACGGTATCTAAAGCATCTTTATCTAACGAAAATGTCTCGGTTTGCTTTTTAGATTGTTGGTCTAAATAACAAATGGTTAAAACGAACTTAGTGGTTTTTAGTTCGGAGGAACTTCTCCCGATTGAAATGCCAGCGGCGTACGACTGGTTAGGTGCGATAATTTGACTTTTAAAATTAGAGAAGGGATTATTCTCAAATTTTAAATTACCAGAATCTAGAGCTGGAACGGCTGTTACATTAGTAACAATTGCACCGGTTTTACCATAGTTTTTGATGACTAAATAAGTGATCGATGTAGATGAACTTAGCACTTGCTTTAAATATGCAACTATATATGGCTTATTCGCGTCTCGCTGAGATTTGGTTGTCCAGACTAATGATGTTATCGCAATTACAACTGCCACAATACTTGTAACGGTTTGGATAATGCTAGAAATTATTTCGGTACGATTCATGTATATCACCACCTTTAATTAAATTTCAGCATTGCAGTGCTGATAAAGATAAGTATATCAAAATAAAACAGCATAGGGAGGGCTAACCAATGTCAAGAGGTATCAGCCAATTAGACAAACCGCGCAAACCAGATTCGGAGTTTCCGATGTTAATGACTAAAGAGACATTAGGCGGTTATCTAGGTAGAGATGCCAGTATGGTTGATTGGCTTATTTTAAACACCGAATTAGGCCGGTCGGCGATGGAGTATCCAAAGAAACAAACGGTCTATAGCAAACTTGTGGTTAATAAATGGCTTGAAAAGGAGGGCTGGTAATGAACTGGGATATTTACAAACAACTGGCCGACCGCTGGTATGAAGGCTATAAACATAAGCTTACATCCAACAACAAAAGGAGCGAGATCATGGAAAAAGTATTTGTAACAGATGACGAATTAACTGTATTAAGGCTTTACCGCAGCTGTGATAAAGTAGGCTTCACTAAGCACCGTCTGAACAAGATTGAAGCGCGAGAGTTTGCTTCAATCCTAGGCAAGCCGGACTATACCAAATACGACGGAGCGGAGTGCTTTGGGCTATCAAAAGGCAAGATTGGCGTTGCGGCATTTATCAAACAAGGAGGCGCGGAATGATTCAAATTGATGGGTTTATTTTCTTGTTATTGCTTATCAGCGTCGCGGCTCTCTGCTACGGAGCTGGCAAAATCGGATTTAAAAATCTATGGGGGTTCGATGATGACAAGTCTAATAGTAACGTTATTAAGTTTATCGACGGCCGGTATGTTAAGCCTAATCGAAAAGCGCAATAAAAAAGCCGACAGTGCTGAAGACACTGACGACCAGGTTAATTAGTATTGGACAACTAATTTAACCTCATTGTATCACGGACTAAATTAAAAATGAAATGAGGTATTAATGATGAGCAAAAATACTGAACGTTTAAAACAAGCTGAATGGAACGCGCCCGAACCAGATGAACCTTCCAATGAAGAACCAGCCAACAAATATTTCTTTATAAAACTCGATACTGGCGGTTACCAACGCATTCAATATACGGACACCGACCAGGGTGCTGAGTCAGCCTTAAAAGATTTGCTACGAGGTTATGAACTTCAAGACCTGTTAATGGCTGCTTGCGATTATAACGCACGAGATATTTTAGACTTATTCAATCCCACGGAGGTTTAAACATGTTAACTCAAAATTTAGAAACAACGCCAACACCAGAACTTAATAAGGCCCTTTACGCGACACAACAAGCGCTAATTCAACCAACTAAAAATAAAGAGGCTCACTATGGCAAGTACGCTGATTTAAGTGCCATCGACGCTGCAATCCGCAAGGCGATTAAAGAATCTGATTCAGGTATTAGTTTTTCTCAAGGCGTTGTTGATGACTCAAACGCTAATGGTAAAGTATCACACAAGATTTACACGGTTATCCGACATTCAAGCGGTGAAGAAAAAATATTGTACGGCGATTCGTTTCCTGATGATCCAAACATGCAGAAACAAGGCGCTAACGAAACATACGCTAAGCGTACAAGCCTTTGTTTAGCCTTCGGTATTGTTGCCGATGACGATGACGACGGGCAGAGCGCTTCATTATTGGACGCATACAAGGACAAGCAAGATGAAATTCGCACCAAAACTAACAACTGGTTGGCTGCTGAACTGACTCAAATGGATAAAAAAGATGTCGATCAGTTGCGGTTAGTCTTGAAGTCAAAAGATAAAAAAGTGTCAAATTTAACATACATGGAGGCCTTAACACTTGCTGGTGCCGTTCGCTACTTCAAGATGCAAAATGGCCAGATTGATTAGTTATGACGTTATTCGGCAAACTCGGTAAGTATTCAAAACACAAACTTGAAATTGAAATAGATGATGAGCTAGACATCTATAAGATTGGTAAGTACGCCAACGGCCGTCAGGTGTCCGTCAGCGTCGAGATTGAAGACGGCAGACGTATTAGCCCTGACCAACGTAAAAAGACATACGCGCTGATTCATGACGTCTGTGACTACTTAGGTTATCCAGATGATGCAATGGAAGCATGGTTTAAATATCAGTTTATCCAGCATAAAGGCATTGATTGGTTCAGCTTAAGCAACTGTAGCATGTCACTAGCAGCGAGCTACCTAACATTTATATTAGATTTCTGCTTCGAACAGGGCATACCGTTTAGAACAAGGACATGGGACATGATCCCGACAGACTATCATTTAACGCTGCAATGTTTAAAGCATCGTAAGTGCGTCATTTGCGGTAAACAAGCACAGTTTGCGCATGTTAATGCGGTCGGTATGGGTGTTAATCGGAACAAGGTTGACCATCGTCAGCGGTACGTTATGCCGTTATGCAACGATCATCATCACGAGCAGCACACGAAAGGGATTAAATGGTTCATTAACTTCTATCACATTAAACCAGTTAAACCAGACTTAGAGACGTTGAGAATATTAAAAATTAGAGGTAATTATGAAGATAAGGAGGCAGGTGCAACATGGTAGAACGCGAGATTAATAATAACCGCGATTTTAAAGGAGTTTGGATACCTGCTAAAATTTGGCTTGACGCAAACTTGAGCATTCAAGAAACGGTATTCTTAACAGAGATAGACAGCTTAGACAACGGCAAAAGCGGCTGCTTCGCGAGTAATAAATACTTTTCTACGTTTTTCGGGTTGTCAACTAGCCGTTGTTCACGAGTAATCGCTTCGCTAAAAGATAAAGGCTATCTAAACATTAACTATATCCGAAACGGTAAAGAGATTGAGAAACGTATTCTAAGAGTCAACAGGCAACCTATTGCTAATGCGCAACAAGGTATTGCTAAAACGAAACAGGGTATTGCTAAAACGCCACCACGGTATTGCGGAAACTCGCAAGATAATAATACAAGTAATAATACAGTTAATAATACAAGTAACATAAAACCATTGTCGAGCAAGCCCGACCCTATCCCTTACACAGAAATAATCAGCTACTTAAATCAGGTGACTGGCAGGACTTTCCACAATGTTGAGGCACACAAGAAACTGGTTCGTGCTAGATGGAGCGAGAAAGCCACTCTAAGCGATTTTAAACGCGTCATAGATAACAAGTCTAGCGAGTGGCTAGGAACCGATATGGCGAAGTATTTGCAGCCTAGCACGCTATTTGGCAATAAGTTCGATCAATATCTAAACCAAACTAACACGGTTAAACAGAAAGGGGACTCTTATGGCGGAATTGAATTCTAACATCGGCACCAGCTTTAATCTGCTGAGGAAAGTAAAGGCATTACCAGCATACTGCGAAATACACACAGATTGCCGTTTGGTGCAATTAGAAGGGCATGAACCTTTCTGCCCTAAGTGTGCTAAGAAAAGCATTGGCGAGCGTAATAACAACGTTGTGCTTGAAGGGACGTGGCGTAGTTACCGGAGAGCCTTTCACGGTGTATTGCAATGTGATTCTATCTTTGACGATTTCGATTTGAAGAAGGCAACTTTTGATAATTATGAAACTGAGCCAAACACTGAGGCAGCTAATAACTTGCTAAAAGCCAGACAGATTGCCGGTAAGTATCTAGACCGCGATTATAAGGCCAATACGATTATTACAGGCGTGCCAGGTGTCGGTAAGTCACATCTAGCCGTATCAATGTTAAAAGCCGTCAATGAAACGATACAGCCCGACGCTTCATGCTTGTTTGTATCAGTTAATGAACTAATGCGACTGATTAAAGCCTCGTTTGACTCCAAGGGGAGCGAATTTACAGAAGCTAGAATGGTTAAGCTACTGGGCGGTGTTAACTTGCTAGTGCTTGACGATTTAGGAAGTGAAGCATCGTTTCAATCTAGCTCAAGAGAAGCAAGCGAGTGGGTTCAGCAAGTCCTGTTTGGTATTCTGAACAAACGCAATCGTACGATCATCACAACAAATTTAACAAGCGAGGAATTAGCAAAGATATACAATCCCAAGCTATTGAGCCGAATGTATAAGGGGATTGCTAAACAGAATGGGGTCATCAAGTTTACGAAGGCGACTCCAGATAAAAGGATGGTTATTTTCTAATGTGCAAATTATGTAACGGTAAGAAAATTATCTATGTGAACCAAGGGTTTGGGACGACGGTTAAACCCTGTCCGCAATGCAATGATAACTACAGAAAGGCGCAAGGCTATGAAACTAGTAATAAAAGGTGATCCAGTTCCAGCAGAACGGCCTAGATTTAATAACCGTGGTGGATTCGCTAGAGTATATGATCCCTTAAAAAGTCGAGATTACAAAGAGGAGATTAAGAAGCAAGCGTCTAAACAGCTTTCAAAAGATTATCAACCATTTAGCGGCGCAATAAAAGTTAATATATGCGTGTATAGAAAAATACAGAAATCGGTTAGCAAGAAAGAATATGCTAGAAGGCTCTCAAATGAGGTTAGACCGACAGTCAAACCCGACACGGATAATTATATCAAAATCATTTTAGATGGCTTAAACGGGGTTGTATGGCTCGATGATAACCAGATAACAGATGTGGCAGCGCACAAATATTATTCAGATGAACCTAGAGTGGAGGTTGAAGTACATGGATCATAACGATTTTACAGACGAACAACAGTTATTCTACGACAACTTAGATAAATCAGTGGGATTATCTGGTAACAACTTTGCTACGGGCTACAAAACGTTGCTGGACATTATTTATTATCGCGTCAATAAAGAGTTGAGTAACGCATATGAAAACATGCCAGAAGAAGACAGACGAGCAGTCATTTCAGACTACTGCTTGCCATATTAGGGGGAATAGAAATGATTAACAGAGTAATTCTAATAGGACGATTGACAAAAGACCCAGAGCTTAAATATACGTCATCAGGTGCAGCGGTTGGCTCGTTTAACTTAGCTGTTAACCGCCAGTTTACAAATGCCAATGGTGACCGTGAAGCGGACTTTATTAATTGTGTTATTTGGCGTAAATCAGCGGAAAACTTTGCTAACTTTACGCACAAAGGTTCATTAGTCGGAATTGACGGCCGACTTCAAACTAGAAATTATGAAAATCAACAAGGTCAGCGCGTTTATGTAACCGAAGTAATTGTTGATAATTTTTCGCTGTTAGAATCACGTGGGAACGATAAGGGAACGAATAAAGCGCCAATTAACGGCAAAAACACTGGAACAGGAACTAATCAAGGGAACGAAATGGCCAATAAGTCGCAAAGCGATCCGTTCGCTGGTAACGGGCAAGCGATTGATATTAATGATGACGATTTACCATTCTAGGAGGTGTGAACAATGACGTACGTGTTATTAGGCATGGAGACGCAATCTGTGCTGTATGAAGCTGATTATCGGTCGGAGGTTAACCAGCACCGTTTAAAGGCCAATCCGAGCGAACCTGTGGCGATTATCAATAAGCGTGATTTAGATAGAGCCTTGACACCAACAACCACTGATGATCTAAAAAATAAGTATTATGTACGCGATTACGCCGTGAAGCAACAGGGTGAAACACTTGCACATTATCATGAACGGTTAGGTAAACAGCTTAGAAAACTATTCAATAATGGCATGAATCGGCAAGAATGCTTAATTGAAATGGGCATTAGCAACTCGACGCTAAGCAACATTCAACACCAACAAGGCATTAAATTCAAGAGAAATACAAAGCGGATATCGCCAGAGATGCGACGTCAACGGGTTAAAGATGTTACCGCCTGTATCGCTAGCGGAAAAACCGTGATTGAAACAGCAAAAATCACAGGTATCGCTGACAGCGCCATTTATCATATTGTTAAGGCACAGGGGCTAGAAATAAAAGGCAGTAAAAGGGATAGAGTGGTGCCGGTCGGATTATCACGAAATGGTAAGGTGCTTAAATTCCAGTCAATGACAAAAGCTGCCAAGTTTTTAGCGGTTAGCGTTAGTCAATTCCAACATTATCGAGATTTTAACAAAGATATTAAGGGTTACAGCATTATTGAATTAACCCCTGAACCAATTCATTAGGAGGATTAAGTGATGGAAAACATCTATATAGCGACACCAGCACAAGCCGACTACGATGCGCTAATGCGGTTGGCGGAGGCTGCGGGGTATACGTGGCTCGATGGTGATGCCCCAACCGAATACAACGCATGGGAACGTATTATGCGAGAAGACACGGCGGTATCGTTTAGCGAAAATAAAATAATCGCTTACGGTTCAGCCAAGCGAATGAAAAGAGACGAATACAAGATTGAAACAATCCCGAATCTAGCGAAGATTAAAGAGATTTGGAAAATTAGTAGTGAAAATCGTGATGTTTTTACTGCGAAACACCGATTGCCGCCGCATTATAAATCAGCTAGAAATCTCTATGTAATCTGCGATGAATATAGCGGGACTTATACGACCAAAGAAAATGAAATCTACAAAGCCCTAGCAGTCGAATACAAACCGAAAGAGAGTGAAGATATTATGCCTGAAAAAGTGAAGTTGCCTAAATTTATGTGTGAATGGTTATCAGATATTGCGTTAATGGAAGATTACCCATTGGGAGCTATTCTGGAGTCAGAAAAACTGCGTTATGGCAACCGTGAAGTGCTTATGTGGTCGACCGGCAACACAACCAATCAATGGAAGCTAATCGACGCCCTGCGCTACGGATATGAGCCTGAACCGGAACCACGATGGGGAATTAAAGCGGGTAACTGCTATATGACCAACCCGGATAACTATGGATTTGATGATGTAACCCCTGAAACAGCCATTGAAAATGACGCATATTGGGCAATTAAATCTTATGCCGATGACATAGTTAAAACGCTTGGTTTCGGCGAAGTGGTTGATTTGAACAAGGAGGTGGAAGGCTGATGACTGAATGTGAGTATTGCGATTGCGTTCTACCAGTCGGGCGGCACGTAGCTCTTGATTCATTTAAAATGGTCCGAATGGAATCAACCAAGCAATTAGATGATCGGTTTGTTGGAAATTCATATAGGAGGATTAACATGCAAATTAAACCAATCACCAATGGCGAAGAGTGGATGAATGCTATCTATCGTAGTGCAAGAGCGAGTCATGTCGATGAAAAACAATCGGCGGAAATGTTTGTGATGCTACTGTTAAGAACGCAGTTTATGCACACTTGGTTGTATTTCATACAAACGAGAGGTCGTAAGAACAAAGGCGAGCGATTGCACAAGATGGCAGCTGATTATTTCTATTCATTGAGCGGCCCTGATCGCATCAAGCTAGTTAATGATTGCTTTGAGATTAATTGGGGCAGCCGCAGCTTGAAAACAATTTATCAATCAATGCTTATCGATGAAGATTTAATTAAATATTAGGTGGATTAACATGCGAGAGATTAAGTTAAGAGAGTGGGAATGGGCAGATGAAGCAAGAGTGTGCGGTAATATTTATAAAAATCCAGAATTGTTGGAGGTTTAATAATGGACTTCTATACAGAAAAATATTTAGTCAATGCTTTAAATCTGGCTAAAACACGTATTGATACAATCGCCACAGATTATAGCGGTGACCAAATGATTTTCTACCGCGATGGGGATCACTTTAGCGATGGTGGTTACTATTACTATGAAATAGAAATGGTTTACCAGCATAAGGCTAAACTTATCTGTGAAGCTATCGCTCATAACAACTTTTGTAAATTTGAAAATGAAGAATTCGTTTGCGAAAGTGTAGACCGTGATGTCGCAGTAATGCAGTTGATTCAATGTGGGACGGCAGTTGGTACGTATATTATGTTTAATAGGGGCTGAATAATGGACAACTACGAGCAACTCAAAGCTGATAACAAGCGGCTTAAGAAACAAAATGAATGGTTAGAGCAAGCCAATTGCGATTTAAACAAAGAAATAGAGGCAGCTTACGAAAGGATCCACCAGCTTACAATCAAGATTGAAGAGATGTTTTAGGCGCAAAAAAAGCCGCCCGGCAAGACGACTTCGCTGATGTACTGACTGACTAAATTATAACATAAAGGGGTAAACAGATGTATAAGATGGACGAGCTATTCCCGCAAGTAGACGAAAAGAAAACCGTAGCTAAGGTTAAGCACTTTTTAAAACACTCACTGCCCCAAATGCAGAGATATAGCCACAAGGACATTAGCGGTATCAAGTCACCAATCATCACAGACATGCCTAAGGGCGGTTCAGTTGGCAACGGAGCAGAAGAAACAATCACACAACGCGTTTATGCTGGGCAAGTAATTAACAGTGTGGTTGCGGCGTTAAAAAGTTGTGATGCGGTTAGTCGTAAGCTATTAGTTGATGTTTATATTGGTGAATCAAAGACGCCTGACTACCTAGAAATGGAAGCGTTGGGCTATGAGAAAACACGGTATCAGTTTTACAAAAATCGGGCATGTTTACAGTTTGCCGATTCATTCATGATCGAAGACTTGCATGTTTTTAAAAAGTGAACTTTTAGTGAACCAAATGGCTTTAAATACGCGTTATAGTAGTATTATCGATAGTTGAGTAATGCTTATATGATTGAGTATCCTAGTAGCTTAAATGGTAGAGCTGCGCGGTAGTGCACCTGCGGTCACGATTCGGGTTCGAGTCCCGACTAGGATATTTCACAGGCTGATAGGTTTGACACTTATCAGATTTGTGTTAGCATTATCTTTGCTCCAAATATTTATGTGTGTAGGCAGGTTGATAACCTGTCTTTTTTATTGTTTAATAAAGGCACACACATAAATTAACATTTGGAGGACAAATATGAAAACAAAAAAACAAAAGGTGAGATTTGACTTCTATATGCCTTGCATTTTAGATGAAGAAGATCAACTGTTATTTGCGAATATCGAAGATTTATTATTTGATATTCAAATATTAGATATCGAATCTAGAACGGGGCGTTATTTTGACACACCGGTTAGAATGGATTTAGTCCACAATATACAAGAAAGTCCAGAGCTAATATATTTTCACTTGGTTCGGATGCGGGATGAAGGCCTAGCCTCTACTAAGAGAGAAACTGAGGATTTGACAGACATAGTGTTGGACGAAGATGACTTCATAGCAGAAGATGTTAGCGGATTATTTGATACCGAAACATGCGCCATTATGTTACAAAGAAATAGCCATTCTTTATCTATCACGGGGTTGAAGTCATATTTGAATCAGATGTATGATAAAATACACCCTAATGATGATTTCGAAGTTTTTTTTCAACCAGTTCCAGATCGAGATATAATTAAAAAGGCTCAAAAAATTAAAAAGTTTAGAAGTATGGAATTACGATTTGCATCTAGCAAGGCTACATCGTTTGACAATGCTTTTGGCGGTTTTTTGGGAGGATTTACTGATGTGTTCAAGCATTCTGGCGGTTCTAATATGGGCCTTACGATTTCGGCGACTAGATTTGAACCAGATTTAAATAAAACACAGATGTTAGATGTCATTGATGAGATTCAGGACAACAAGTCTTTGCTGTCGACCGCTATTTTTAAAGGGAGTGAAGCAGATGCGCCAGTCGAGGTTTACGATTTATTAAATGGGAGATTAGTAACTTATACAACTTTTGCTATTTACCAAAAGGTTAATGATACGGAAGAAACCTATAAAAAGTATCATTTAAAACCAGTTGCTGTCGAAGAAGAAATGTATAGAATTTATAAAGTTATTGGAGATTACCAAAGTAAAGTAAAGAAAAATTTAAAATGGAATTAGAAGCTGTTGGGAGGGAATTCTGATGAAGAAACATTTTATCTATAAAATATTACCACTCATAGTTGGGATAATACTTTTTACTTTTTTTGGTTACATAAAACTTAGGTATAATCAAGATTATTCAACGATAAAAGGCTTTAGAAGTGTTTTTGAGTCAATAAATGGTTTTGTATCAATTGTTATAGGATTTTATTCTGCTTTTTATGGAATGATAATATCGATGAACAAAGCCTCTTTTTTTGTTACGTTAAGAAAATCAAAAATGAAAAAAACTTTACCAAGAATTTTACTTTATGCACTATTGAGCGCTTTTGCAACTCTGATATTAACTATGTCCTTACAAATATTAGTAAATTATCCTAATTATTTCACTGATATTATATATTTTGTATGGGTACTTGTAGTTGGTGTATTCTTGACGTATGCTTTACAAACATCAGTTTTATCATTAGCAATAGTATTTTTTGGCGAAGATGAGGAAATCTCTCAGAAGAGAATCTAATTAATTAGGCAGCTTAGGCTGTCTTTTTTAGTCCCGAATATTTGTAGTACTGTAAGATTGAGTCTACAATTAAAGTAAGAAAGAAGGGATATCATGGTAGTTTATGTATTTGGGCTTCCTAGTCCCAAAGATGTTTATAAGCGCGCAAAGGATAAAATTCGGAAACAGAAGAAAGATAAAGAGAAGAAAGCAGAAGAAGGACCAGTTGCAACAACTGCTTAAGGTAATGAAGGACGTCAAATAGGCGTCCTTTTTTAATTAGGAGGGTATATGGATAAATCTTTAATTGAATTAATCCAAACTATATTAGACTCTGATTATTCACCAACTGTTAAATTAGCAGAAATACAACGTGTAATTGATGTGATGATGCATCACGAAAATCAATAAAGAGATATTTGAAAACTTTTTTAATAAAGTGAAATGCAATTACAATCATTAGGGAAGTAGCGACATAAACATGAAGTTGTGGTATATTCTGGTTAACGGAAGGTGATATAATGTCAAAGACTATTAATGAGCAAGTTTTCGAAATAATTGATGAAATGTATAATGATTTGGCCCACAAAGAAATTGATCAGCATATTAAGGATATTCTTTTAATTGCAGCAAAACATTTATCTACAGAAGATATGCCAGCTCAAGTGGTAGCAGCTAAAACCGTAAATGGAATTACAATTTGGACCATGAATGGTAAGAACTTATTGGGTGATGAAAACGCTGAACGAATCCGAAAATTGATGCGGATTGCTCGCTCCGAGGGATACAAATGGAATGCGACTGGCTTAGGTTCATTAGGCGTACAATTTTAAAAGAGTTTATCTTGAGACAGCTTAGGCTGTCTTTTTTAGTGCAACAAAAAACGACCACCATAAGGCAGTCGAAATTTGGAAGTATAATCCAATATGTGCCAGGTGTTTGGGGGTGCCTGACAGGTTCATTATAGGACAGTTAACGTTTACAATCAATGGCAGAACTAAATAAGTCATAGCCAGTTGGTTATGACTTTTTTAAATACATAAAGTAAAGGTGGTGATTGCCGATTGTATTACATGAACCAAGGGAGCTATAAGAAAGAGCCTGATTGGCAATCTAAAGCCGATGCAAGGTTAGAGAAGTGGCTCAAGGATAAGAAGAAAGAAGAGAAACGTCGCTCGGATGAGCGGCGTATTTTATTGCAGAAAAACAATCATAAGAAGGAGGGCGGTGCTATGTAATGAAGTTAAGTGAAAAACAGAAAAGGTTTGCGGATGAATATATCAAAACGGGTAACGCCACCCAGTCTGCTAAAGTCGCTGGGTATAAACAGCCTCACGTTCAAGGCAGCCAAAACTTAGAAAAACTTAGTGTTAAAACATATATTGATGAGAAGCTAGAACAGCTTGCCTCAGAACGCATTATGAGCGCTCAGCAGGCTTTAGAGTTGCTTACCAAGATAGCTAAGGGTGAAGAGAAAGAGACGGTTATAGTAAGCTCTCCTGGAGGTATATACGAGTCAAAGAAGGAAGCTGATTTAAAGACGCGTATTGCTGCTATTAAGGAGATACTTAAACGTTACCCAACCGAGAACCCATTGGTTAAGGCCCAAATCAGGAAGTATGAAGCTGAAGCAGATATTAAAGAAGCTCAAGCTGCTGAAGCTAAGAACATGACTGATAGTTCAAGCGAGGTGATGATCGTTGACGACATACCAGAAGATTAAGTTATCAAGTATCGTTCAACCTCACTTCTTTTCATTCTGGAACAGTAAGGCACCTTATTTAATCCTAAACGGTGGTCGTGGTTCGTTTAAATCATCGACTATCAGCATTAAATTGCTGGTTAAGTTTAAGAAGCATACTCAACAAGGAAATAAGGTTAATGTGGTCGTTGTTCGAGAGAATGCAGTTAACTTGCGAGATTCGGTTTACGGTCAAATCGTCTGGGCAATCAGTAAGCTTGGTATGATTAGAGAGTTCCGTTATAGCGTGTCGCCTATGAAGATTGTCCATAAGAGAACAGGTAGTACATTCTACTTCTATGGCGGCGATAATCCCGAACGGCTTAAATCGAATACAGTCGGCGACTTAATGGCTCTTTGGTACGAAGAAGCTGCTAACTTTAAGAGTGCTGAGGTATTCGATCAGACTAACCCGACGTTTATCCGGCAAAAAGCTGAGTGTGTGGATCAGGTGCAAGTCATTTACTCTTATAATCCACCTAAGAACCCGTTTGATTGGGTTAATAAATGGGTAGACGAGAAGACCGGCGACCATGATTACTTTATTGATAAGTCAACTTACTTAGATGATGAGTTGGGATTCACAACTAAACAGCAATTAGAGTTAATCGAGAGCTATAAGCGAAATGACTATGATTATTATCGTTGGCTTTATTTAGGTGAGGTCATCGGATTAGGTAACAACGTTTATAACATGGCGTTGTTCCATGAAATTGACGAGCTGCCAGATGATGATTACGTTGCTCAATTGGCTTATTCAATCGATGTCGGGCATCAGACAAGTGCCACAACGTGCTTGTGCATCGGCATTACTGGTAAAGGCAATGTGATTGTACTAGATACCTATTACTATTCGCCTGAAGGTAGAACGTACAAGAAGGCGCCTAGTGAGTTATCTAAGGACTTGCACAAGTTCATTAAAGAATCTGCAAGTGACTATCCAAACGCACCTATAATCAAGCGTACCATCGATTCAGCCGAAGGCGGTTTGAGGAATCAATATTACAACGATTATGGTACTAGGTTACATGGCGTTAACAAGGCTATGAAAAAAGTGACGATGGTAGATTATCCGCAAGACCTGCTCGCACAAGGGCGGGTTTTTATTTTGCGAAAAAAAGAAAATGAAATCTTTATAGAGCAACATCAACAGTACCGCTGGGAAGACCAGAAAACAGGTAAGAAGAATCGCAATCCAGATGACCCTCAAGTTGTTAAAGAGAACGACCATACATGCGATGCGTTCCAGTATTTCTGCATGGATAACAAACAACTATTAGGACTCAAAAAGTAGGTGATTGAATGTTTGACCGGATTAAAAATTTATTTAGAAAGGCAGGTGCAGAGCTAGGCATGGTAAATAGTTTAACGAAGATTATAGATCACCCGAAAATTAACGTCGAACAGTCGGAATATGACAGAATTGCTAAATCATTGCAGTATTTTGAAGGCAGTTTTGATGATGTTAAATACTACAACAGTGAGCATGAGCTAAAAAGACGATCTTATATGTCAATTAACATGATGAAGGTCGTCGCTAAGCGCATGGCTTCATTGCTTTATAACGAACAGTGCCGCATCAACGTTGGTGGCGATAATGAGTTTGAAGATGCTAATGAGTTTATTCAAGCGACATTTAGCGACAATGATTTTAACAAGAATTTTGAGCGCTATTTAGAATCAGATTTGGCGTTAGGTGGATTAGTTATCCGACCTTACTTCGATGTTGGACAACAAAAAATCAAATTTTCATGGTGCCAGGCGCCGACCGTTTACCCGTTGCGGAATAATACAAACGACGTGTCAGAGATCGCGATTGCTTCGGTTAATCAGACAATTGAAAATGACAAAGTGGTCTATTACACGTTGCTAGAGTTCCACGAATGGGTTAATGGTGCTTATCAGATTACTAACGAGCTTTATCGCTCTGAAAACAAGTCGGTTGTAGGCATTCAAGTGCCGTTGTCTAGCTATGAAACTTATAAGGGCATTGCACCAGTAGCTATATTAAATGAGGTTACACGACCAGTATTTATCTACCTAAAGCCACAAGGATTTAATAACCGCAACATCACAAGTCCCTTAGGCATTGGTGTTTGCGATAATGCGTTATCTACCTTGAAGCAGATTAATGACACCTTCGACCAATTTAACTGGGAGATTAAGATGGGGCAACGTCGTGTGGCTGTGCCTGAAGACTTAACAAGCTTAGGCATTGATGAACGTGGCATTAAGCAACCTAAACAAGTGTTTGATTCGAGCCAGAATGTGTTCATTAAAATGCGTGGTGATTCAGAAGACGGCTTCAAGATTACTGACTTAACTAGCGAAATACGTTCACAGGCTTACATCGCAGCGTTAAACAACGCCTTACAAGTGCTAGAAATGCAAGTTGGTTTAACTGCTGGAACGTTCTCATTCGACGCTAAAGGCGGTTTGAAGACAGCTACCGAAGTTGTCAGCGAAAACAGCATGACCCAACAGACTCGCAGTAGTCAATTGACGATGATTGATCGCGCTATCAAAGAATTAATCATTAGCATTCTTGAACTAGCTAAGGCTTACGAAGCTTACAACGGTGACATTCCTACAATGGGCGATATTTCAATCGATTTCGATGACGGCGTTGTTACTGATAAACAACAGCAACTAAATTTCTTTACGCAAGCTAAGTCAGCTGGTTTTGCGTCAACTAAACTTGCCATTAAGAAGGTGTTCGGATACACCGACGACCAAGCGGAAGACTTGATTAAAGAAATTAATGCGGAAGTGCCAAACGAACCAGCCGTGACAAACGTCCCTAGTTTTGAAGATGGTGACGAATAATGAAACAGCTAGACATCTATTCTAGTCAGATTCAACATGTTTATTTAGCTTTAGAAGATGAAATCATCAAGATGCTGATTAAGCGGCTCAACACTAAAGGGTTAGACGGCGATTCATTTAACGTTTATAGCTGGTATTTAGACCGACTGAACCAATTAGGTGCGTTGAATGGGGAAACCGCTAAGTTAGTGTCTAAAGCGACTAAGATTAGTAAGCCATTAATTGAGAAGATGATTAAGGGGTCGGGATATGACATTGCAGACGCGACTTCTACGACCTTGAGCAATGGATTGGGAGTTGATAAGCTACCGGTTAGCTCAAATGTCGATATGATCCTACGCAATATGTTAAAGCAGACGTTCCTAGACTTAGACAACTACGTCAATCAGACACTTATCACGACTAATGCAGGTCAAGGAGTCGTTTCTAAGGCGTATCAGTCCATCTTGGAGAATATGGTGGCTGATGTTACCACAGGGACGACAACAGCTAAAAAGGCGCTTAATAAGGCTATGTATAAGCTGGTGGATAGTGGTTTGGAATCTGGTTTGATTGATAAAGGTGGGCATCATTGGAGCATCGAGGCTTATACGCGTACCGTTTTAGATTCAACAAAGTATCGCGTTATGAATGAAACGAGAATGGAGCAGGCACACGAATATGACGTTCACACGTTCGCTATGAGCAGCCATGCGGCTAGTCGTGCAGCTTGCGCACCAATCCAAGGCAAGGTAGTTAATGATGTCCCTACTAGCAGTCCTAAATATGATTCACGTTACCCGTCAATCTACGACCACGGATACGGAGAACCAGCTGGTTGTTTCGGCATCAATTGTCATCACATGAAATATCCATTTATTCCAGGCGTTAATACTAACCATCAAAAGCAATATGATCCAATTGAAGCGCAAGAAAATGGCAAGATACAACAAAAACAACGCCAACTTGAACGCGCGATTCGCAATAGTAAGCGTAAGTTGAACACTGCTAACGAATTGGACGACCGAGAAGGCGCTGAGAGATTTAAATTGCTAATTAGAAAGCAGCAAGGGGCGTTACGTCAGTTTATTGGTGATAACGAGTTCTTACACCGTGATTATTCAAGAGAAAAAGTAGTCAAATAACCACTCGACCTAGATACGTCGTTAAAAGGTCTATTTTTTATGCAAACTTTCGTGTCGCGTGGCACGTTAAAAATCAACGTAGGAGGTATTTGCATGAAACGTGAGGAATTAAAAGCACTAGGGTTGGAAGATTCAGCGATTGATAAGGTTATGGCCTTGCACGGTCAAACAGTTAACGGATTGAATGCTCAAATTAACACTTTGAACACCGAAAAAGAAACGTTGACCGAACAAGTTAGTCAATCAGCCAAGCAATTAGAAGATTTAAGCAAGGACAACGCGGATAATGCAGAGTTACAAGCTCAAATTAAACAGTTGCAAGACGATAAAGCTCAATTGGAATCTGACAGCCAAACTAAGTTGGTTGAAGTTCAAACGAATTATGCAATTGAATCAGCTTTAAAGGACGCGGGTGCTCGCGACGTCAAAGCCGTATTGCCGTTTATCGACAAAGACACAATCAAACTAGCTGACGGTAAGCTAACAGGCTTAGATGAACAATTAAAGACGGTTCAAGCGGATAAGGACTTCTTATTTCAACCAACAGAAACAAAAGCACCAAAACCAGCAATCGTTACGGGACAAAATTCAAATCCCGGTGGCGGTCAAGGTGGTAATTCGATTCTTGAAACAATTCAAAATAATTTAGCAAAGGGAGCTGAATAGTATGACAGTAGTATTAGATAGCAAGAATTTAGCAACACTCGACAAAGGATTTAAAGCAGATTCACAAGTTTGGGACGTGTTAACGCAGGGGGCGAAGAGTATTACGCCTGCTGATTTTGTCGGAGCAAACGAAGTCCGAATTAACAAAATGTCAGGGTTCATGGAAGCCACACAATATAAACGCAATGGGGACAACGCCCGTAATCAAATTAACATCGACAAAGAAACCGTTAAATTAACTCATGAAGATTGGTTCGGATATGATGTTGATCGCTTAGACCAATCAGAAAGTGCGGCTTTAACGATTAACAATATTGTTACCGAACACCGTCGTTTAATCAGTGTTCCACACCGTGATAAAGTCGCTATCCAAGCATTATTCGATAATGCAGGAAAAGAAGTTAAAGAAACAATCACGGCTGCTAACGTATTATCTTCTTATGACGCTGCAGAAGAATATATGACCGATAATGAAGTGCCTGGTGGTTATGTGATGTTTGTTTCGGCTGCGTTCTATCGCTTGTTGAAGAATGCTGAAGGCGTTTCTAAAACATTTACAACTAACCAAGTTTCGATGAACGGCATTAATCGCACAGTTGCTCAATTAGACGGAGGCGTTCCAATCATTAAAGTTGCCAAAGATCGCTTAGCTGGCGAAACAATTGCAGATTCAATTAATTTCATCATCACACCTTTAACATCTATTGCACCAATCATTAAGTATGGCACGGTCGACACAATCGGAGCCGACACAGACCGTTCAGGCTACCGCGACACAATCAAAGGTTTGGACTACTATGACGCAATCGTATTCGATAATGCCAAGAAGTCTATTTACAAATCTGTAGTCAGTGCAGCGTCAAAATAACAGCCCCAACGTTGTCGTCGACACCAACAGCAGATGGGGCAACTATTACAGGAAAGTAGGAGATTAAATGGCAGCAGAAAACCGATCTAATCAGACACTTAAAATCTATAATAAAACCGGAAAACTAATTGTTACCGGTGAAAAAGGCAAAGGGACTGCGACTATTACTGGCTTAGCGGCTGGTGAAAAAGTAGCAGCTGGTGACTATAAAGCTTCATTTAGCGACGGAACGAATGAATCGGATAAAGTGGACGTTCCAGCATTCAATGTATTGCCTACAGAAGGGTAGGCGGTTAAATGCTGACTTATGATGAGTTTACCAAGATGGGATTCAAACTTGATTTCATCAAGTTCGAGGAGTTACTCCCGTTTGCAGAGATCCAATTAAACATTAAAGTACGGCGTTACTATGAGTTTCACGACTTGGAAAGCGACTTGGAGTTCAGAAAGAAGGCTTACAAGCGCGCAATTGCTTTCCAGATTCTTTACATGGACAAACAAAGCGTTTCAACAGCCGATGATGTGGCCAACAAACCAACTTCTGTATCACAATCAATCGGGGCTACAAGCGTTTCTAAGTCGTTTGGGTCTAATAGTTCAAGTAGCGGTTCAAACGGAGCAGAAACAAGCGCTATTAGTTTAGAAGCACTTAATCAGCTAAGCGGCACTGGCTTGTTAAGTCGAGGCATCTACTATGACTGAAGTAATTGATGCGAGCTGGCTAGTTGATTCTATTACGATTGCTAAGGCTATTGAAGATGATTGGCAAAACACCACTTATCCAGACCCGATTACGCTTGACAATGTGCGTGTCGACTTAACTAAGCAATATACCGGCACAGGAAATAATCGTGAGATCGTAGCTAATGCAACGGTCTTTTTATTTGCGCAATTTACCGGTAATTATTTTGTGCCCGATGATGATTGGCTGCATTCTAAGGTGGTTTACAACGGTCGTGAGTGTTTGGTTACCGATTACGTTGTTAACCATGGAATCGAAACTAACAAGCCGTACAGCGTTGAACTGAAGGTGATTTAATGGGTGATATTAAAGTTAAAGTTGATTTGAGTGGCGTTACCAAGAAGTTATCAGCCGCTAATTTCAAGCGTGGGCAGTTCACACTAGCCAATCAGGTTATGGCCGATTCAAATAAGTTTGTCCCGAGACGTGAAGGAGATTTGCGAAATTCAGCTCACGTTGATTCTGGTGGGCAGTCCGTTGTCTGGAGCAGTCCTTATGCTGGTCGTCAGTACTATGGTGTTGGCATTCATAACTACACAACGCCTGGCACTGGGCCGCGTTGGGATTTAAAAGCTAAAGGCATGTACCTAAATTCATGGGTAGACGCCTTTAAGAAAGGGGCTAAGCTGTAATGGATTTTATGGAGCGATTAAAAGATAACATTAATAGTCTGCCAGATTTACCAATGAAGTTAATGCTTGGTTATTTAACGGCTAAAGACAGCTTGGTTCTTTATGCGTTGCCAGGCGGACAAGTTATCCGCGAGTATTACGATGGCGTTAAAGACCAATCACTAAACTATGAGATTGGTATCAAAACGAAAGACCAGCAGAAGGCTAACGCCACACTATGGCAGATTCAAACACACCTCGAACAGGTCGAAGAAATAAATAGCAAAGATTCAAGTTTCGAATTCCAAAAATTAAGCGTAAGCAATAAGCCTTTTTTGTCTGACCAAGACGAACAAGGTTTTTTTGTCTACTTGCTGGATATAACAGCAGATTTAACTACATTAAAAAATTAGGAGTGATTACATGGCACGTCAAAAAAATGCAAAGCGTCGGCACTTTGTCGCACCTTGGACAAGCGATGATAAGAAACCGGCAGAAGAAGATTACTTACCATTAGCCAAATGGATTCCCACGATCGAAGATGATTCAGACGAAGATACGGATGATGTTGGCTATTACGACGGTGATGGTAATACTGAAACAATCTTAAATGGACGTTCTGAAAAGTGGAACTTTGAAGGGACGTATGATCCCGACGACAAAGCGCAAGCATTAATTGCCGGAATGAAACGGGTTCAAACTGACGATGGGCGTAAATTATGGCACAAAATTATCGAAACAGATGGAGAAACAGTAGAAGGCGTTGCTAAGGCGATGGAAATTAAAGCCGGCTCGGGTGACGCTACCGATTACGAAGAATTTTCAGGGCACTTAGACTATATTCGAGCACCTGAAGTGACACCGTCAGCGTCAAAATAACAGCCCCAGAAGCCGTGGCGGTCGCAGGTACTAAAGACGGCGGTAAGGTCACAGCTCAATAGGGGCTTAATCATTTTAGAGCCCTGGCACTATGCCGGGGCTTTATTTTTTTAGACAAAATTAATGGAGGTTTTTAATCATGGTATTGAAATTTCAACAAGAAGTCGATGGCATTCCGCTAGAAGTGGCGGTCAAACAATTGGATGGCACAAATAAGATTGTTTCTTTATTTGTTTCAACTGACGCGGAATCAATTGCCGATTTGATGGACAAAGCAGATTCAATCAAGGTTAAAGCAGAAGAATTGAAGGTTAAATATCCAGCTTTAAATAATCAAATTGATGATGAAGATGTTGAAGGATTCAGAGAAGTCATTAAGGGTTCCACAGAGCTAGTCAAAGCTAACTACGATGAATTGTTCGGCGAAGGGACGTACGATGAGTTGTCAGAAGCTGGTTTAGGTTTATTGAAGCTAATCCCATTGTTAACTGATTTAACGGACGGAATTACAGAAGAGTTAGAAAGCAAAGTTGACGAAAATCAAAAGAAATCTGATAAACGTAAGGCTGACTTGTTAATCAAAAATAAAAAGAAACAAAAATAGAGGTGGTTAAATGTTCAAATTGAACGACCCTCTAAACGATTATGTAACGATTAACGATGAAGAGCACCCAATTTATATGGCGTTTGATAACGTCATGAGCGCCTTAGAGACGTTCGACGATAAGGAATTGAGTGAGTCTGATCGGTTGTATATCTTCCTTGGTGTCATGCTCCACGATTACGACCAAGAGCTAATTAGTGCCCTTGATTTCGAGACACAAGTAGATGTGGGTAAGCAGATAATTGACCAGATTAACAGTGAGCCAATCGAAAACCAACCAGTTGACCTTGAGGGCAATCCAATGCCTCAACCCAAAAGAGATGGCGAACAGCTAGTCTCTTTTTTGTTTGATGCCAAATACATCTATGCAGCGTTTATGCAAGCCTATGGCATCGATTTAATCGAGCAGCAAGGTTCGCTTCATTGGTCGAAGTTTTCGGCACTACTCAATGCGTTACCCGATAACACGCTAATGCGACAGATTATCGATATTCGCAAAACTGACTTGAGCGAAATCAAGGACAAAGACGAAAAGAAACGGATTAAGAAGCTCAAACAACAATTCAGCTTAGGAAACAAAGTCAATGAGGAAGGAGGGGATATGTATGGCTGATGGCACAGTTAAAATTGCGATTGAAGCTGACGGCAACAAGGCGATTAAATCAGCTAAGGATTTAGAATCGGTTTTTGGACAACTGGGTAAAAATGGCGATACTGATAAATTATCAAGTCAACTAGATAATGTTTCCGAACATTCGGACTCGGCAAAAGTCAGCATAATGGGTATTATCAGTACGCTAGGGCTTGTGAAATTGGGCGGCATGGCATTCAATGCTGTTAAAGACAATATTGGCAACGTTATCGACGAAGGAGCCAAGTTGCAACAATCGCTCGGTGGTGTTGAGACGTTGTTCAAGAGTTCGGCGGGTAAGGTTAAAAAATATGCGAATGATGCTTTTAAAACCGCTGGTTTGTCTGCTAACGATTACATGGAAAATGTAACTAGTTTTTCAGCTAGTTTAATTTCTTCAATGGGTGGCGATACTGCAAAAGCTGCAGATGTTGCAAACATGGCAATGGTCGATATGTCCGATAACGCCAATAAAATGGGGACTAACATCGGTGATATTCAGAACGCCTACCAAGGGTTCGCAAAGCAAAACTATACTATGCTAGATAACTTGAAGCTAGGATATGGTGGCACGCAAGAAGAAATGAAACGTTTATTAGACGACGCAACTAAAATATCGCATGTTAAATACGATATTAATAATTTATCCGATGTATACAACGCCATCCATGTTATTCAAAGTAATCTTAAAATTACAGGGACAACTGCAAAAGAAGCGGCAAGCACTTTCAGCGGATCGTTTGATTCTATGGTAGCTGCCGCTAAAAACCTGAAGGGCCGGATTGCACTTGGCATGAACGTTGATAAGCAATTACAACAGTTGGCAGACACGATGTCGACATTTATTTTTGGTAATTTCATTCCAATGCTTGGTAATATTTTCAAGGCGCTACCCGGCGCAATGAAAAAATTCGTTGAAGCCGCTATACCAGAAATCACAAAAGGAAATAAAAAGCTAGCAGATAGTGTTGGCAAAGCTTTTAAACCAGCGATTGATGTTATTAGCGATCTTGCAAGTGCGTTTAAAAAGATAATCCCTGTCATTGCACCATTTGCGAAAGATTTGGGTATTGCTTTTGGCGTCGTTTTTGGTGGAATTGCGGTTATCAATAGCTTTAAAAAAGCGTTAAATGGTATTGGAACAGCATTCGGGGCTATCGTGAGTCACCCGATCATCTCTATTTTAGTTATTCTGATTGCATCGTTTCTCTACGCTTATCAAAATTCTGAAAAGTTTAGAGATGGCGTCAATGGGGTGGTAAAAGCGATAGGTGGTTTTGTAAAAAAAGCTGTCGAATTCATAAAGAGTTTAAACGATTCAAAAGGCTCATCTGATAAGCTAAAAAGTGCTTTTAAAATATTAGCTGGTACCACCGGGGCGCTTGGTGTATTAGTAGTCTTTAAAAAAATAGTAGGGGCAATTAAACCGCTCATTAGTGCATTTAAAAACACCAAAAATCCGGCAAAAGCATTAGGAGATACAATCGGTGGCTCTGGCGCCTCTGCTAAAAAAGCTTCCGGATTCTTTGGTGGGTTCGGTGGCAACGTTCTTAAAGCCGGAGTTGGGATTGGCATAGCAGCCGCCGGTATTGCTCTTCTAGCTAAAGCCATGCAAGGAATTGCAGAGACTGGACCGAGCGGAGTTGGCCCGATTATTGCATTTGGCGCGGCGGTATCTATTATGGCAGGAACCTTGGCGTTGGCTGGTAAGCAACTTACAACTAACGTTGTGGGCATTGCAGTATTCTCAGGAGCAGTATCAATCCTGGCATTAGCGATGACCCCAATAGCACAAACTGGGACAGCCGGTGCCATCGCTATTGGCGCTTTCGGATTAGCGGTAAGCAGAATGGCATTAGTTTTAGGATTGGTCGGCCCGTTACTCACAGCTAATGCGGTTGGTATTGCTGTATTTGGCGGCTCTATTCTGGCAATTGGCGCTGGGGTTTCCTTAGCAACACTTGGTATTGCTGCCATGATTAATTCCGTAGCAAATCTAACGCTTGCGTTTATTGCATTAGTAGCAGTACGAGGACAAATTGTCGAGACACTAACTGCTATTGGTGTTGGGCTAGCGGCAATGATAAACGGTTTCATTAATACAGTTGTTGCCAATATGCCAATAGTAGTTAATATGTTTATCAATGGTTTACTTTCAATATTGCAAAATATCCAGCAAAAAATGCCTGAGTTTGTTTCGGCCGGTGCAGGGATAGTTATTTCGTTCTTGAACGGGATTGCTAGAAAAGTGCCATCGATGATTGGCGCTGCAGTTAGCATTATTGTTGCCTTCATTAACGGGATTGCTCAGAATTTGGGCCGTGTTGTTAACGCAGCAATGAATTTAGTTGACGCAATGGTAAGAGGTGTATTGCAAGCTCAAAACAGATTGTTAACCGCTGCTACGACTTTAATTAATGGGTTTGCCGATAACATTAGAAGTCACAAAGATGCAATTCGCGGCGCTGCCCTCAACCTGCTAGATGCGATGATTCGAGTTTTCGTTCCGGATTCTTTAGTCGATGCTGGTGAAGCAATCATTGGTGGGTTTTTAGGTGGCTTAAAGCGCGGATTTGAAAAGGTAAAAGGATTCGTTGGCGGTATTGCAACGTGGATTAAGGATCACAAAGGCCCAATCAACTATGATAAAAAGCTCTTAATTCCAGCTGGTAATGCCATCATGAATAGTTTAAATAGCGGTTTGGTTGACAAGTTCGGCAAAGTTAAACAATCAATTGCCACATTGACATCAAGCATTGCCAATTCAGCAGTGATTACGATGCCAGCAATTGAAGATTCAGCATTTAATAAGTCGTTAAAACGGATTAACAACACACTTAATAACAACCAATTATCTGCGGGGCTTAGCTTTGCTGGTATCACAGCAGAGAGTGCTTCAGGCATTGGACGTGGCGTAGCACCAACTAACTCAGTTGTTAACAATTACAGCAATACGGCAACAACAACGGTTCAGACAGCTAAAGAGTCAAATAATAAGGTGTTAGAAGCATTGAATAAGATTGCTAATAATAGACCAGTAGCGGTTGTAGATGGTTCAAGTTTTGCACCAGCTTACGAACCGTATGGGTCAACAGAAACGGCTCGTCGTAGCCAAATGAAAGGTAGGGGATTGGCAGTTGACAGCAAATTCTAAATATGGGATTGAATTCAATGGATTACGATCGGATAGCTTTGGTTTAACGGTCATTAATCCGAAAGAAATCGGATTTCCGTCAAAAAACAAGATTGTCCAAGACCTGCCTTTCAGTAATACGATTCTGGATTTATCAGAAATGTATGGCGGCCAAAGTTATGGTGAGCGCAAACTCAAGTTTACGTTTCTAATTGTTGAAAGTGACCGTTTCGACAAGAACGCGCTTTATACCCAGTGGACAAAGACGGTCAACTGGCTTATGGGCGCTAATCACAAAGTTAAGTTAAAAGATGATGTCATGAGTGAGTATTATTACTTAGGCGAGGTTCAAGAGGCACCTTCATGGGACGAGTACGTTCGGCACGGTAAGTTTACCGTTGAGTTCATATGTTATCCATTCCGAATTCACGAACTAGCCGAGGGTAACGATGTCTGGGACACGTTTAACTTTGAATTAGACATCGCCCAGATTACCGATTACACAATCGTAGGCAGCCGAACGGTAACGCTCTATAACATTGGGCAGAACCAAGTTAACCCACAGATTGTGGCAACCGCACCGTTTGAAATCACAGCTAGTGGTCAAAAGTACACAATCCCAGCCGGCACGATTGAAAGCCCTGATTTCGTCTTTAATCAAGGCGAAACAACCATGACAATTAAGGGTAACGGCAAGATAAGTTTTAATTGGCACAAGGAGTTGATTTAATGTATCGCGTAACAGTACGACAAGGTTGGGACGGCAAAGAAACAACTATCCATTCCGAAAATATGAATAGCGTCAAATTACTATCCGCCAAGATAACTAAAGATGTTGATTCAATCGACTCTTTCGCCTTTAATGTTAGTCCTAAATCGTCACAGTACAATGCTTTTAAATACCGGACAACATTCGTTAAAGTTACTAATACGAAGCTTGGTAAGGTGCTTTTTGAAGGCCGAGTTTTGCCGACAACAGATTCAATGGATAGCAGCGGCCTTTTCAACAAAACAGTCACATGCGAAGGTTTGACGGCTTTCTTGCACGATTCTATCCAAGATTATTACGCGCTCTCTAACAATGACTTAAAAGCTTTCTTAGGACATATGATTGACGTTCATAATCGTCAAGTTGATTCTTACAAGCGTATCAAATTAGGGCAGGTAACCGTTACTAGTCCATCTGATAACGTCTATAAGTCAATTGATGACTCAAAGACGACTTATGACACAATCAAAGAAAAGTTAATCGATAAGTATGGCGGCGAAATTCGTTTAAGACATGAGCCAGATGGGCTTTATCTAGACTATATGCCAGAGATTGCAACGTTAAGCGGTCAAAACATTCGTTTAGCAAGTAACTTGCTATCTTTGAAACGGGCTGTTGATCCAAGCGAGGCGTATTCGGTAATTAAGCCATTAGGCGCTAGAGCCGAGTCGAAGAACGAAACTGGTGATTCTGAAATATCGCAACCAAGGTTGACGATTGAGGCTGTCAATAACGGCAGCTCTGTTCTATCATCACAATCGATGATTCAGAAAATCGGTTACGTTGTTCATGCGGAGGTTTGGGACGATGTTAAAGTTGCTTCAATCCTCAAATCTAAAGGGCAAGCAGCGCTTGACAGTCAGCGTGAAATCAAAGAACAATTCCAAGTGACTGCCATCGATTTAAGCTTGCTGACAGATAGAATGGTTGACAGCTTTGAATGCGGTAATTATCACCAAACAATTAATCCACTAATGGGAATTAATGAACGGTTGCGGATTGTTGGCCAGTCGTTAGACATCTGCGAACCATTTAACTCAACGTTATCAATTGGCGATAAGTTGCTGGGTCAAGCCGATTACGAGGCGCTTATCAAAAAGCAAGGCGAAGCGATTGACGTATTAAAGAGTCGAGTGGCTGCGCAGACGGCTAAGATTGTGACAATTAGCAACGAAATGAAAACCACCAATGAAGCCTTGTCATCGGCGCAAAAAGAACTGTCTAGCCTCAAAACCGAATACGACAAGTTAATTGAAGATATTGGTAACAAGGATTTCAAAGCAATTATGTACAAATTGACCGAGTTAGAGAATCAAACGACTACAATCATTACTAACCTTGGCGAGATTGGTCAAAACGTGCTTGATTTAGAGACATTTAAAACAACTCAAGAAACAATTAATACGAAGCAGGAAACTACTAATGAAGATTTTGAAAAGCGCATCTTAGCGCTGGAAAATGGAGGAAATAAATAGTGGCAGATGAAATTAAAAGAGATACAGTGGATTATCGGGACCCAACACCTTTCGATAATTCAAAATTGCAATCACTTAGTGAGATCAGTAAAGCGATTCGTCATAAAACTTATGGCGAAGATACCCGGGAAGCAATGGCCCAGCAAGGAGAAGCCTTAGCTAAATTGATGCAAGAAACAGGCGGCAACCAATCAGCAGAAGTCGCAGCGGCCCGTGGCGGACATGAGACGCTAGGAATCCGCGAAGATGCGCAAGACAATGCGATTATTAGGAATGACAGCGTGATTTCTAGCAAAGCGGATAAGAGTTATATAAACGACCAATTGGCATCGATGACGAGTGGCCCAGAGTATGTTAAGGACTATAAGCAATTATTGAAGCAGTATCCCAATGGCAGAACCGGCTTGCTTGTAACTGCTGACACTGACCATAAGTATATTTGGGACGGCGCTTGGGAAGATATGGGCGTCTATGGTACGCAAGGCATTGCAGACGGTAGCATTGCGCCAATTAAATTAATGCCCAACACTTCAAACGGGATGCTGATTGCTTCTGGTCCGGTCAAATTTGACACAAAAAATAGAACAATTTCAATCCCACAAGGGACTTGTTCTATTAACTACAATGGGCGTTGGGTTAAATATATCGACCAAAAAAACGTGACTGATGTTGGCACGGCTGGGTTTATTGCCGCCGACGTCTCTGGAGAGAAAGCGTCAATCGCATATAAAGAAGGCACTAATTTAACTAACAACGACGTAATCGTCGGTGGAATATTTGGAGACAATTTAATTATGAACACAAAAATGCATGTTAATGAAAATGATGTATCGGCGCGAGTATCTTCTGGAATGGTACTTTCTGGCGCGCCAGTGCGCTATGAAAATCAAAAACTAATATTTAGCGCCGACACAGCTTTCTATTGCAAAAACGACTTTTTCGTAAAAAAGCCGTTTGTATTCGCGTTACCCGAAACGTCAGGGTACTTTTTTGCAAATTACAGTACGCAAGAAGTTGGGTTTGCAAACGGTCATGATCTCCACACCGGTAAGTACAATGAAGATTGGTTCATGTTCGGTGGTGTTATGCAAGGGGTGCCCTATATTAATGGGAGGTTAGTTACCGGCGCAGACAAGTACTACCTGTACTTGGGCGACTCGATTACAGAAGGATTTAGGACATCTGACGAGGCAATTAATAATTATCCCCGTGAAGTATACAATATTAACCACAGACTTTTTAGAAGATATTCAGTAACTGGCTCAACAATCGCAGCGCCGCAAGACGGTAAATCGTTTGTTGAACGCGCTAAAAACATTGATTTTAGCGAAGGCACGGACATTGTAATCTTCGGTGGGCACAATGATTATAAAACTGGCAAAAAAATAGGAGATTTGAACTCAAAAGATGAAACGACTGTATTAGGCGCGCTTAATTCGATTGTGTCCAAAATATACGCCGACAATCCTAGCGCCAAAATTAAAATGATTAGCCCAAATTGGCGTGTCGTTGATGAAAACAATCCGACGAACCCCAATAATAACGATATTGATTCGTGGAAGAACAGCGCTGGGTTAATGTTTAAAGACTACGTAGCCGCATTAAACCAATTTGCAGAGGCACACGGTTTTCCAATTTTAAATCTGCGAGACGAATGGGCGGTCAACAAGCTAAACCAAACACAATGGTTAGTTGACGGCTTGCATCCTAATGATGCTGGACAACGGTTTTTGGGAGAGACAGTCGAGAGTTTCCTGCGATGATTTTTAGAGGGTTAAAATACGCATTACCAATGGCAATCCTATTATGGGTTGTTATCTTTATTGGTTTTAAATTAATACTGTAGGAGGAATAGCATGTGCATGGATTGGGAGGATTGACTTGGGGTGAGTGGGCTTCGCTGATTGCGATTATTACTTTTATTGCAGGCTTAATCAGCCTGCTTTTTAAATACGCAGTTTTTGCGCCATTCCAAGGCGACATCAAAGAGCTTAATCATAATTTTAAACAGCTCAATAATAATCTGTCTGACTTAAAAACAGACATCAAACGTTTGGACGAACGGGCAGACGAACACGACCGCAGATTAGATCGGCATCACGAACGCTTAAAAAGTTTAGGAGGGTACAAATGATTAAAAAAGTAGATTGGCACTCAAAAGTGCTGTGGACTTCGCTGACAGCGCTGTTCATTGTGCTGGTTCAGCAAATAGCCAAAGTTTTCGGAATTGAATTCAGCAACGATTTAGCTAGCCAAGTACAAGGTATTGTTAATACGGTGCTTACAATCTTAGGCTTAATTGGTGTTGTTTACGATACAACGAAGGGAGATTCAAAATGAAAAAATCAATGAAACTAGTAGTCGCCTTAGGGGCGGCTATTTTATTTGGGATTTTTTCGATCAATGCGGATAAGGTGCAAGCGTCATACTCTATTGATTATACTTTTGCATTTAACGCCGATCAGGGGAGTTCACAACTTGCTACCCACTCATATATCATTATGCATGAAACAGCAACAGAGGCATCTGGCCGAAATGTTGCAGCTAACATGAAAAACAACTACACACCATATACCGCTTATTCGACTTTCGTAGTCGGCGATGGTGGTAAAGTTTATCAAGTTGGACAACCGGGATACGTCGCATATGCGGCTGGTAACGCAAATGGTTATAGTCCCGTCCAAATTGAGTTACAACACACGTACGACAAGGCCGAGTTCGCGAAAAACTACGTAACCTACATCGAGTTAGCCCGAGATTACGCCAAGAAATACGGTATTCCTTTGACTCTTGATGCTGGCGGTGCTGGTACACCAGGGATTAAATCGCACCTTTGGATTACACAGAATATTTGGGGTGATCACGTCGACCCTTACGGTTATCTAGCATCAATGGGCGTTTCTAAGGCTAAGTTGGCGAATGACTTGGCAAAAGGGACAACCTCAGTAGGCGGTGGCAATACCGCAGCACCAACGACACCTACTAAACCAACCGCACCTAGTAATACAAACGTACCAGCAGGCTTCACACCCGAAAATGGCACGTTTGTGAATGGCGACACCGAAATCATGAACCGTGTCGGTGCTGCAAGCTTTAATGCGGCACAAGGTGGTTACTTGCCAGCTTATAGTAGCTGGAAGTACGATTCATGGAAACGCGTCGGAAACTATGTGATGATCCATCACGTATATAACGGTGTACACGTATTCTTACCAGTACGTTACAACTCCGCAGCTTGGGGAACGTTTAAATAA